CATATTCTCAATCAACAGCCGTTTCAAGATTTTTGGGAATGTCTACAGCGCAAACATTAATTGCTGGCGAGACTCAAAAACAAGTAACATTCTCGCGGTATTTGATTTATAGCGATCCAGTCTTATCACTGACAGGTTCTTCACCAACAAGTGGCAGCATCAACTACAATGGTCAAGCTTATGGCTTCAATAGCGGATTCCTGACCGAGTATAGCGTCAATTGCGCTGTGGGAACCGTGCCGTCAACTAATGCTGCTTTATCTGTTTATGGAGAAATGCGAAGTGGCATCAACCATTCGGGTTCGGTAGCAGCTCCAACAATATACATACCAAACCAAGGCTCAATATCTTTATCGTGCGACAATTCCACTACCAATAGAGTAGTTGGTTTTGATTACTCGTTAAAGATTGGGAGAGAACCACTTTACAAAATCGGTTCAATTCTTCCCGCCGAAGTAATTACTGATAGAGTTATTGAATTTAATGCGTCTGTACAGATTGATGTGGACGATGCGTTCTTGCAAAATGCGAGTGGATTTTTATCAGCAAGACAGAACAAAACGGTAACTTTTACTGTAAAGTCAAAAGACAATACGCAAACAATTCAGCAGCTCACTATACCAAATGCGTCATTAGTAGGTGAGACTTTAGCCTCTTCGGCAGATGGTGGCGTAAAATTAACACTTAACTATATTGGTCATTTATGAGCAGCTTTTACGATAGAACAACAGGTAACATTAGTGGCGTTAGCCCACTAGCTTCATTAAGCTCAGAGTTTCCAGCATACGGATCGAAAGTGTCAATCACTTCGCGAAACAGTTTATATGAAACACAAAATGGATTCTATAACATGATTCCAATGTCAGTCAATAACTTGAATGCTAAGTTTGATTTGAGATACGATCTGCCCGAAAATAAAGCTCAACATTTGGTGAGATTTTTAGAATTAAAAAGCGGTCAAGAGTTTATCGAATTTGATGATCCTTCTGATTTCTATAAGAAGGTAAGTGGAGTTTGCGACAACTATGCTATTAATCACATAAATAAGCAACATTACGAGGTAGCATTTTCGCTAGAAGTATTTCAGGCTTCTTCTATTCTTAATTGGTCTGGAATGTCTTATATAAATACCAGTTACAAAACTTGGTCTGCCGCTCAATCCTATAAGAAATACGACATACTTTATTCTGGGGTCAATAGCAATAAATTAAACAATTTTTATTACTGCACCGAAGATCATGTTGCATCCAACACTTCTTTAGATGGTCCAACAGGTTCTACTGCAAAATGGAGTCAGTCATTCTTTTTCGAGCCAGATGTTGGTGTTCAAAACGATGTTAAAATGCGCGTTGATACTGTAGATTTCAAAAACTCTTTCGTCCAAAAGATAAATTCTTCGCGCAATATTTCTTTAATCAATTGGCAGTATAAGTTTGAAAATATTGATGATCAAAAAGCCAAAGCCATCTTCCACTTTTTGGAAAATAAATTCGGCTATAGAAGATTCTATCATACACCCCCTTCTGTTTATAATAGATTGAAGGTATACTATTGTCCATCGTGGAGTCACACTTGGAACTACAACAATTCACACACATTGGAAATTGAAATAGTGGAAGACCCACTTGGGATAGTTCCTAACGATCAATGAGCAAATTCATATTCAAAAGCAACTCAGCAATACTAGCAACATCGCCATCTCCTGCTTGGACCACTGGACAGCAGAGCGGTTATTTTGTGCCACTAGTTCAAGGATCAGAGATTTCTGTTTCGGTGGATAGACAAACATCAAAACAAGTAGGCTCGCAACAATATGCATTAGATTCGATTGTTAGAGCGCCGAATGTTTCCTTTAATGTTAGTTATCTTTTTTCGCCGCATTTAGTAAATGAGTATTTGCTAGGCTTATCACCTGCAAGCGGATCGGGAAGATCAATAGCATCTGGCATGTCTACTCGCGATCAGAATTTTTATTTGATTATAAATGATCAAAACGGTGAAGATTTATTGCCGAGTTTTACGGGAGTTTCGCCGCGAACTAATTTCAGTGGAATGATATGCGCAGCGATTGGTAACTGCTTTTTGAATAACTATTCTGTTGGTTTTCAAGTAGGTGGATTGCCTACAGTATCTGCTTCATTCAGCGCGTCAAATCTTCAAATGACAAATTTGACAGGTTCAAATGTTAGTATTCCAGCAATCAATCTTGCTTCAGGAAACAATAGCGGATCAGGCTTTTTGAACTTCAGTAATTTAAAAACATCATTATCAGGATATTCCAACCAATTTAATAAAAATGAACTCAATATATTTAGACCACAAGTGGTATCTCCTCAAAATGTATCAGCTCAACTCGAAAATCTACAGATGGGTGGAGCGGTTCTCGTTAGTGGAGCAATCATTCAGTCTGTCAATCTTTCTGTCCCATTTGAAAGAACGGATCTATATGGTTTAGGCAGCAATCACGTATATGGAAGAAAGCTTCAGTTGCCAATAAGGGCATCTGTTGACGTTAGCGCTATAGTTGATCAATTTTCTAGCGGAAATCTTAACCTGCTTAATAGATCGGAAGAAACATATGACTTCGATATTATATTTGCAGATCAACGACAAACTGCTTCTGGAAAATTTGAGATTCGTGGCGCGAAAATAAATTCGTTTTCGCATTCTATGACAGTAAACAACAGAATAGAGTTTAGCGCGAATTATTCTGTAGAGGTAACAGACGCATCTGGATTAGTAATGTTTCCATACTCTGGGCAAATTGCTCCAGAGCCTCCAACGTATATCAGTTCTTTTGATATAGTTGGAGCGTTTGCTTGATAATATCACTTGCCGAAATCGACTTGAATATTTTTACTTTCAAATGATTTCATTTGAGATGGATGCTTTGCTCCTCTGCGTTTTTCAGAATAGTCTTTGAAGTATTTTTCTTTTACTGGGTCAACGCCGCCAGCCATCTCTGCGCGTTGATGACTAAGCTCTGCGCTTTTATCTAAAAGGTCTCCATATGTTCCTTTTTTGCCGCCAGTTTTTCGAGTAAAGTCTTCGGATTTAAATGGATCAATTTTTGAATCAATAGATGCATGTGGAACAGTGAATACTCTTTTCCAAGTATCTTCATCTCCATCCTCTCCAAAGTATTCGTGGACATCGCTCATTTTTTGAACAATGTCCCGATACTCTTCCGTTTCAGAATTAAAATAAGTATATAATGGCATTAGGAGAACGACTCAAGAATTTTCTGGACAGTATTGGCGTAAGTTAATTGCTCGCCAAGTTTGATTCCAGCAGTATTGATAGGTTGGTCTGCCAAGCGTTTTTCTGCTCTATCGAATGCGTCAATCATGGCTTGCTCAGAATAAGCAGGAAAAGGACCTTGATTAAAGCTATGACCAGAGGTGAAGAATGCACCGTCATGGCTGTCAATAAACGAATCACACTCAACGAGAATGGCGTTTTCATCTGTAGCCCAATCCTTATGAGAGGTTGAGTTTGAGACGATAGACCATTTGCCGAGACATGTAGCATTAAAGCTTGGCAGGTTCCAACCTTCGGCGTAACTTAATCCAGTTAGGTCAATATCAATTGCATTCAGCAACTCATTGACTTCTTGATTAGTTTTCAAGTATGGAAGAAAATTGATATTAGAATACCTTTTGCCTCCGAGAACACCGTTGATAATTTCATTCATCTGTTCGGGCTTGAAGAATGTATTTGTAATACAGCAAGTAAGTTGATACTTGTTGTTGTTTCCATATTTTTCGAGCCACGCTTTGATGATACCAGCAGTGTTTTTTCTCTTCTCAAACTTGCCCATCAGTCCGAAATGAGTTACGCCTTTCAAGTATGTGCGATCAGTTCTTTGGAAGTCCTGATCGAACCCAAGGGGTGCAAAAACAAAGTTGTCACACCCTTTTTGTTTAAACAAGTCCAGCGCATAATTAGAGGTAATGATTACCTTATTTTGGGATTTGGCAATAGCAACCTCCATATCAGTGGGTTCGCTGCACTCGTAAAATGTAAAAAGATTTTGGCAGTGAGATTTTCTGTCTTCTCCACCACTGAAATGCCATAACTTCAGTGATGGAGATCCATGTGACAACGCTGAGTAACGATTATCAATTGCTCTCTGCAAATATTGTTTAAAGTCTTCTGAGACTTCGAAAGTAGACAAGTTAACATTTCCAATTGGAAAAAGCCCAATGTCAAAATTCAATTTATACAATTCCCGAAGAATGTTAAAAGAAACATTTCCGAAACTAAGGGAATTAAGTGGAGCTTCTACTATTAGGCTTTTCATATCAATTAGAATGGAATGTCATCATCGTCTGCTGCGAAATTGTCTTGTTTTGCAGCGGGTGCCGATGGTTTACCAGCTTCGTCTTTTTTGCCGCCGCCAGTATTGAGGAACTTGATTTTCGTTCCACGGATAAAGTTTTTGGATTTTTCAGTTCCATCTTTATCTTTCCAAGTGCTAGAGCTAAGCTCGCCTTCAAAGTAAATTTGACGACCTTTGACTAGGTATTGCTGGCATGTTTCGCCAAGTTTTTCCCAACACTCAACGTCAATAAAACATTTGTTTTTTGAGTTAGAGTCTGAGATACACATTCTCATGCGACAAATAGATTTGCCACTAGAGGTTGATTGAGTGGTGGGGTCAGCCACCAGA